CCCCCTTCGAGGGAGGAGCAGAACACTAGCTACCGACTCCATCTTTATATGGATTCCTACGGGATTCTCCCAGCAATTAGCCGGATTACCGTAAGTCGGTGCCTCGCACAAGAACGCGAGACATAACGTGTCGCTCCCCCAAAGGGAGGACTCCAACCTGGTCAGAAATTAGACAAGGGTTGGAGGGAGCTGTGTTATAAGTAACTCAGCGTTGGTACCACCAACAATAGTATTGTTGAAAGTTATGGTACCCCCTATTACCGCTCGGACAACAGCAGACTGCATCATTTGCGCAGTGGCTGATCCCGCTTCATTGAAGCCTAGAGCGAAGCACCCAAAGGTCGTCACGGCAACATTGCCCGCTCCGACGGCTGGTGCTACAGTTTGAGTAGCTGTGGTGGCGGTTAGAACATTATAGTTCACAAGGAACAAACCCGCCTGCTGGAAGGTTATAACCTCTCCAGCTACGACAACAATGTTACTAGTACTGCTGGGTGAAATCACACCGGCAGCAGAGCCTAACATATTAGCTGACGTTGGAACGAGATTAGCAGCGGCAGCATAATGCTGCGCATTCTGCAACGTTCCCTGAGGCTGAAGCTGAGGAGTATATAAAGTAATATCATACTCAACCCAAAGCTTGCCCCAATTCACAGCCGTACCGTCGATAGTGCCGACAAACAAAGTCCCCGCGTCATAGGTCTTGACGTCAAGGTTTGCGGCCAGGCCCGCAGTTCGAACGAACTTCTTGGGCCCTATCGGATGCATCGATGATGGTCTCAGTGTACAACACTGATCCTTCCAGGGTGCGTCCTCGGTTACGTCCTCATACGAAGATGCGATGACCTCCGTATTGGGTGCTGCATCAGCAGCATCATAGTCGGGTATTAACAATACCGAACCCGGCGTCGTTGACGCTGTACGAGTAAAGTACTTATACTCCAGTTTATTAAATCTGTAGAGTTCCCAAGCCTGAGCTTGTGTTGACAGCCAGGGGAAACTGGCCGACAAGCCC